TAAGTTTTCCTATTGCATCTGATTTTGGCCTTATACAAGCCCTTACTATATCGTTTTGCCAGACATCGCCAGACCATGGAGTAAAATAATTATCTGATGAGCTTATTAACTTAAATGATTGATTGGTGTTTTTGTTGTCATTGCCGCTTCCAAATATTTTGCTAAATAGCCCCAAATAATCACCTCCTTAAATCATATTCTCATATTCATCTCTGTTGTCTTGAAGCACTTTGTAACTACACAATAAAGAAATAGTGCCATCAATACGCTTTCTGTTATCAAGCCCTTTAACTGGCTGTATATTGCCGTTAATGTCGGACTTAACTTCCGTATTAGATAGACACCATTTGTCAATTGGATTATTATTATAAATAATCTTATTTGATTGTAAGTCAGCCTTCATGTTCTTCATTGGATTGCTTAAACTCTTCTTTCCTTGTCTAATCTTAACCATAGTCTCTGCTCCGAACTCTGCTTCAAATGACCTCAATAAGCTATCATCAATGTGCCAGGGGTCATAACCAATCTTATAAACCCACAAGTCATGTTCTTCTCTTAATTCCTTAAACCATTCTAAAAATACTATTTTATCGACTTTGTTACCGGGGTGAGTACGCAAAAATCCTTGTTTTTCCCATAAAGTATAAGGAACATTATCCCTTTCTCTTCTGTTCCCGTCTGCAGTCATTTGTCTAAGTTTTTCTTCGGGCATCCAGTACATAGATTTAACATACATTTTAGGATCACCCGGCCGCATACATAACGCTTTAGCACTATTTAAGTCAATAGCATCTGCAGCATCAAAACCGCCTATCCCATATCTAAAGCCCATTTCATCAAAATTAAATTTCTCTTCATTATTCAAGTCTTTCCATGATAGCCAGGTATTAGCTGCATTCTCTTTCATGTTAAAATCTTTGACCATTACTGTAGCCTTAAAAGGCGGGTCCTCTTTTGCTTTTTCAACATTAGACCTTAGAAAGTCTATTTTCTTAATGTTTCCTAAGCCGGGGTTAGCTTTAACCCACATCTTTTCATTGGTCCATTCGTCTTTATCATCTAATTCATAAATAAAAGGTAAAAATCTTTCATCTTTAATCTTTTTATCGAGAACTCCCTTTGCATAATCATACTGGGAGTCGAATATGCTATCTCTTACAAACCCATTAGTAGTTATACAGTTTAAAAGTGGTTGGTTCCTACTTGAAAAAGACTGTTTCATTAAATCGTAAATATCTCTATTTTTAATAGCCGCTAACTCATCAATTATTACTGCATGACTGTTAAGGCCATCAAGGCTGTTACTGTTACTAGCAAGTGCTTTAATCATTCCAAAATTAAAATCTGAATATAAATCTGCAGCTCTTTTCCTAATATGTTTTCTAAGCAAGGGGCTCTGTTTAATCATTTTGTGGGCTTCTCTAAATCCTTTTTTGGCCTGATCAAGCTTAGTGGCAATAAAATATATCTCAGGAGCGCCTTCGCCATCTGCAATATCCAAATATAAAGCATCTGCAGCAAGTTCTGTTGTCTTTCCGTTCTTCCGCCCTCTGATATCTAATACTTCTTGAAATTGTCTTTCTCTGGTTTCTTTATGAACAAAACCAAATACAGCCTGGTGCTTTGCTTTCTGAAATAACATTAACTTTAAAGGTTTTCCTATTTCGCCTTGAGCTTGCTTACAAAATTTCTCAATAAATTCAATTGGTCTATTCGCTTTTTCCTCGTCAAATACCCATGGCTCATAATCTTGCGGGTTTTTTAGTTTATCCAACAGCATTTTGTAAACTTGCTTTATTTTTTGGCAAGCTACAATGTCACCATTTAAAACTTTTGTTGCATATTCTTCTAACCATGTCATCTACTGCCGCTCTTTGAGGAAATCCATTAATTCGTCAGATTTTTTCCCCTCGGGCGTTATATCTCCCATCTGCTTAATAACATTTGTATAATTTCGAATCATAGTGTTGTAAGTTTTGGCTGCTGGATTTTCTCGCCACATTTTTTGGGAGCCTTGCTCAAACCAAGTGACTGCTCCCTCTTTATTAACTTGTTCTTGTAGCTCGCAGAGGGTTGCATACATGAAAGCGGCTTGATCTATTAGTCTCTCGGCGTAAATCCTTGCTTTTCCCTCTAAATCTCCCAAGATATTCTTAAGTTCTTTTTTCTCTTGCTTAATAATTTTATTTTTTTCTTTTTCTTTCATATTTTTTAACCCCCCCTCGTATAAAACTGGTCTGCGTGAAAATTGTTATTCAGCGTCGGTCTACTAATGCCCACCCACTAACTAAAATCAGGGGGGCATACCAACAAATGTAAATAAACTTTTATTTTCTTTCAACTAATTCTCCAAACTCATTAAACTCTAATCCTTTTCTCAACGCTTCCTTGCTTGCGCCAACTCCATGTTCTTCATCGTGGCACTCCTTGCAAAGATATTCTAGTTCATTAAAATTTAAAGTAACCTCTGGATCATTAATGTTCTCTGGTGTCAAATAAGTTTTATGATGAACGATGTACCCCGGATTAACTTTCCCTTTTTCCAGGCATCTTTCACACAATCCGCCTACTAAATCAATATAAGCAGCTCTACACTCCTGCCACTCTTTGCTATTATAAAAACTTTTAGCCCATTTCTTAGCCATCTCAATCACCTAAATCTTATAATGACTCACTTTTCTTATCCCCTCAGCAAAACTCTTAAGTGTGCCTGTTCCTTTTCTACTATGCTCAGCTATACAATGCCAGCAAAGATTATGTTCTTTCATCTTCTCAGTAGCATTCTTGGAAAAGTAATTATCCCCACATCGTCTGCATGTCTGATCACCAAAGATAATTGACATCAACTCAGCTCCTTATTGCATATAAGTTAATATATTACTCAACTACTACCACCACACACTGCACTTAGTTAATTAATTAATATAATTACTCATATGTTTAATATATAGCTTAATAGTAATACGCATAGAAAAAGCCCAACTCGTCTGATTCGAGTCAGGCTCAATCAAGAGGAAAAATATTTAATTAGTAGGGAATTTCATAATCTTCTGATACTACTATTGTATCAGGTATTAACTTACTTAACAGACAATATATTCACAAATATGCCACAAATTAGTCACATTTAGCTTCTTCCCAATAATCATAAGCTTTAGCCATTCCGACATCCTCGAGGTGATTAAGTATTTCTTTCTTCCTTAATCCAATCGTATTCTCGCTGCAGCCTACTTTATCTCCAGCTCTAATCTGAGTTATCCCTTCAAAATATAAGTAACCAACAATCCTTTTCTGCTCAATTGTTAAGCTATCAATCCCGGCTTTGATTATATCTCTGGCCCTGATTAAGTCCCGAACCTCACTTTCCTCTTCATCCTTTTTAACAACATGATCCTCAACCTTTGAATATATTTCATTGCTTTCTCCTTTGCCAGTCGAAGAGTAGTCAATTGCCGGCAGAGAATATTCAGGACATTCAGTAATTATTAATATCTTAGCTTTATGTTTTATTTTTCTGTAGTTTTTGAGCAGCTCCTCAATCTTTTCTTTGTTTGTCATCTTTAGCCCTCCAGATTGTTGTCTCCATAGTTATGTCAACTTTTTCATATACTCTTATAAATAATTCTACTGCGATAACAGTCGCTCCTGATATTGGGCCACCTACTCCGAATATTAGTGCAAGCAATAAATCTCTGAGCATAATTTCCTTGCTGCCTAAAATTCTTTTGTTTTGGTGATAGAATTCAATCAAAGCCGGAATAAAGCCCATTAAGCACCATAGAATTAAAACTAAAATAACTTCCACTCAATCACCCCTCTTAGTCATCAAATTAATAGTGTTCCTGTGTTCATCGCTCCACTTCGCTTCCGACAGGTCCAATATCTCAAATACATCTGCCTTATACCCGCAGTTGCATATTCCATTTCCATCTTTGTCAATTATCATTGTTTTGCTATTACATCTCGGGCAAATTACTGTAACTTCCATTCGCGGTTTGAATTTAATTCCCTGAACTTGACATATCTCTTTGGCTAGTTTAAGCATTTTCAACCACCAATCCTTCAAGCCAGTCAATTGCATCATCAGCTCCAAAAGCAACTTTAGTCTGCCAATTTCTCCATTCTAAAGCTTCTAACCATTCTTTTTGAGTATCCCTTACATCTGACGGCTTTCCATTGCTTCTTTTGAGTTCAATAGCAATTCCACTAAAATTCATTGTATATTCGGAAGTTGGATCATCAAATATCAGCACATCAGGCACTCCTGGCTTAACTCCCTGCCTTTTCATTTTAGCTCCTGTTCTAACATCTCTATTGCCGCCGTTTGGTACATGGCACCATAAATAGCCTTTCATATCTAAGTATTCAGCTAACTT